ATCAGATAATTTAAAAGTATGTTTAGTCATTCTTTATTTTCTCCATGTTCACATTTATATCTGTGAAAGACATGCCGTTCACATCATCTTGAATATTACGATTTGTACGCCACATGGCTTGCTTTATAGATTTCTTAAAAGCTTTTGTTGCTGAAGTATCGGGTAATGAAGCTTCAATTAGATTCATCACTTCTCCGACCATCCTTTTTGTCTGGATGTCCAGACTCTGCAACACACCATTTTCATATACAACTCTCATTATTCACCATTACATTACATCACATTCATTTAATTTAATAATGGGTGGGTAGATATAAAACCTACCCACTCCAATTATTTATTTGACTTATGAGTTTAAGTCGACAATCGCACCCTGTACGTCAAACCTGTAAGCTCTGAACTCTGCCATTGTGTAAAGCAGACCTCTGACTACAAGTGCGTCAGCTGCGAAGTAATCTCTGTTCTCAATATACTGAGTAGGTTGAGCAACAGCGATTTCAAGGTAGTCTGTATCCAAAACATAGACATTAGAGCCTAGTTTCGCACCTGCAGTAGTTTCTGACTTAGTAGTGTCAGCATCTGGCAGTATTGGAATACCTTGGTAAGTAGCAAGAACTAGACCAGTTCGAGTTCCGGGGAAGGTCTTTTCAGAACCTACACCAACTTGGTACTCTTCCTGTCCCATGTATCTTTGCTGTGAGTTTAGTAATCTTTCCAATTTGAAGTATTGGTCGTGACCCATAAGGATTAACTTAGGTTCTCCACCATTAGTTCTTATTGATTGAATACAGTCATCAAGTAAGTTTAGAGATAAGTCTCTTCCAACTCCACTATTACCTTTTACAGTAGCAGCAGCTCCAAAAGTTCCTGATGTTCTGTTTGCTGTAGTTAAGTCGTAAGCTCCTGCGAATCTCTTAACACCAGCGTTACCAACTGTTGCATCGTTATTAACTGAAACGATATCATCAATTGATGTTAAACCTGCTCTAGTTTGAACAGATAGGTTGTCTTCAACAGCACCAGCTGATAATGCAGCTGGAGTTCCTGATAATGTACCTAATGTGATATCATTACTAGAAATAGCTGTAACTGCTGGAGTGTTTGAAGTAGCTGAACCAGCATCTACCAACATCACAGTGTCACCAATTCTTAGATTAGTTCCATCTGTCACGTTAGCATCACCAGTTCCTGAACCAACTGCGATATTACCAAGGGTATTAGGTAATAACAATTCTTGGTTCATTTCCTTGATATGATCAAGTTGTGCGTTTTCGTTTTCCAACGCCAAAACATCACCAACACCACCTTCTAATTGGGCAGTGTACATAGCTTTCACAGAAGCACCGAATGAAGTTGATACAATCTTAGGCAAGCTAGAGATTGTTTCTAGGTTAGAAACATCGATGTCTGGTAGACTACCAGTCTCTGTAATAGGTCGAGACCTTTGTGTACCTCTATCTGTTCTTACCCTCCAACCAACGGTGTTACCGAAAACAGTTCTTGGGATTGCGTTGAAAAATCGAGTTTGGTTGTTTAATGACTGCCAAACTTTTCTACCAAAAGTAGAAGTAAACACGTTATCCGCTGATGTGGTCGTATAGATCGCATCTGCAGTTCCAGTGTTCGCAGCATTAAACGCCTTTGTAAGGTACTCAGGACCGAATACGGACTGGTTTAGTCCCCTATTCGATTGAGCAATATATTCACTTAATGAAGGCATATTTTTGTCTCCCGATTATTCGTGGTTTATAAAAAGTTTAAAGGTTCGCTATTTCGTCAGGCAAGCCTTCAAGTTGTCCTCGTCTTTTGAACTCTTGCATTTTGCGTAGTTCTTTGTAAGACAAGTTTGTTAATTGATCGACTACATCGTTTACAGTCTGAGCTTTCTTAATTGGAGTTTCATCAGCTCCAAATACGTTAGTCAACTGTGGTCTCTGTAATCCATTCTCTTCCTTGAATCCCATTTTTCGTAGTCTTGTCTCGGATTCTTCTTTTACAGCCTTAGATATATCTAAAGATGCAATTTGTTTCTGTAATGAAACTAATTGTTTCTGTAATTTCTGTACATCATCATCATCTTCGTCTTCTTCATCACCATTCATTGCTTTTTCTTCTTCTTCGTCTTTAGGGAATCTGTCTTCTTCATCCCCATTTTCGTCATAATTTGCTTTATTGAGTTTCCCCATGTAAGCTTTTTCCTCATCTTCTTCTTCGTCATCATTATCTTCTGCTTGTATAGAAGCCTGTTGGTCTTCTATTTTAGTTGAAGGGGTTATAGACTCAGAAGAGTCATCTGATTCACCTATATAATTAGGTGTAGCAGTTGCTCCTTTGGTTGGATCTCCACCGCCTACGGTTTTCACCTTTTCGCCGTCTACATCCATACCTTGATCTGCGAGTTCTATTAGTACTGACTTAGCAATATTCTTTACCAAGCTAGCGTGCTTAAAAGCTTCATTTTCTTGTTGAGCTTTTGCTATAGCATACTCATCGTCTGCGTCCATCCTTCCATCCATTTTCTGAAGCACTTCTGCAAGAGCCGCCAAACCTAATGACGTACCTTCCATGTGCTTTTCAATCCTGTTTAGAATTTCATCAGCCATTTATAGCCTCCTTGTTTAAGGTTTAATTTATAAAAAATTACTTATGTTTAACCTTAAATAAGGTTGGTCTAAGCCACCTCCGACCTTTTTACAATTAAGTATAAAACATTATAATTTTATAGTCACTTTTATTATACTAATTTAAGTATAAATATAAAAAAATATAGGTATTATTCAACGAAATCAGTATCAATTTCCCCGTTTTCTAACCTTAACATCTCATTTCTAAAGTCATATAAGGGAACTTGTAGTAATTTTTTGAGTTTTTCGCATTGTTTTCCCTCTGGTATAGATGCTTCAACTAAATCTAATATTTTTCCCACCATTCTAGAATGTCTTGCGATGATCCATTCTTGAGATTGTGATACTTCTAAATCTGACATTTTGCTCTCCTCTGTCTATATATTAACGTAGTACCCTTGACTACCTATATTTGCGTTAGTTATTAAAAGATTATATTGTCCACTAAATACATCTTCTATTGCTTGCTTTATAAAAAATCTTCCCTCAACAGGATATCCTTGTACTGCATGTACAGTTCCTGTTCTTGGATTTTTCCTATTATAACTGTTAACATACCCACCTTCTTCAACTAATTGGACATAAGGGGCAGAATCATTAATATTATACGAGATTGTATAATCTCCTTCTGTTGGATTAGCACTTGTAATAGATCCTGAATTTCTTAAATTACCAGTAACCACTGGGCAATTTTCTTGAGACTTAGTAAATATCTCTTGAACTGTCGCTTGGATAGCAGTTATCACAGCTTGTCTATATCGTTGTAGTACAATAGGATGCATACTCTATTATACTAAATTGAACTTAATTAGTTAAAAGTTTTTGACCAAACGTCAGGTAATATATCGTTAAATTGTTTATTAGAATTATCATATCTATTTAAATAGATAATTTCTTTTCCGATTTCCCCATATTTTGGATGGTAATATAGCACTAGTTGTCTTGGTTTATTGATAGCTTGGACTCGTTGCATAGCAAATTCATCTCCACCTTTCATACAACCACAGATGTGAACTGCTCCTGTTCCAATATCTATTTCATCTATTCTATGAAAATGACCTATCAATGCAGATTCAAATCGTTCAGGTACTCCGTCAAGAATATTATCCTGTAGCTGTATAACTTCATCTTTCAATCCCTTTTGGAATGCCATAACATTTCGCATGTTACTAACACCTCTATTGATTGCAGTACCACTTCCAGCTCCATTGATGAAATCTCCATGTGCTAGCAATATATCTCTGTTACATACATTAACTGTAGTCATAAATGATTTAGGAATATGGAATTCTATATTTTTCTGTTCAGCACAGAATACAGATATCCATTGATATAACATGTAATCCCAATCCATATATTTGTTTTTCATAGGAGGTTTTCTAGTCATACGACCATGGTTACCTACTACACAAGGTACACGTACTTTATCAAAATGTGGGGCAATTAACATTAATGCTTGAGCAATAAGATTAGCTCCTCGTATCATTTGTCCCATACAATGATCATTATTGGTTCTAGCAAGCTCTTCATGGATATCTCCACTAATCATATCTCCTAACATAGGAATTACAAGCTCTCCAACTTCTGCGGAATTACGTCTAAGTTCTGCTAAAGTAATTAATTGATTTGCCCAACCAAATAATCTTCTATTAAATATATCTATGTTATAAGCATTCAAACCCATCATCTGATCAGCTTCTACATTATCTCCAACGTGAGTATCAGTAAGTGGGGCAATCATAGACTGAACACTATTACCTTTTATTTTTCCGGAGGGTTTTCGATGTTTATATTTTTTAACTTCTTTATAAGAGGGAGTGAATTTTTTAATTGAATCTATAAGTAAATCTTCTTTAGCTTCTTTTTTGATAGAAGCTTCTGCAACTTTCTTCCAATATCTAGCTTCACCTTTGTAAGTTTCAACTTTTTTTGCTAGTTTTGCATGAACTTCAGGAGAAAAATCTGCTTCCATTTCTTCCATGTCACATGATTGTTCTTCATCTATAAAGTCTACTTCTCTATCATACCATTTCTGTAATGTGGTTCTGTGTACTTCTATACCCCATCTATCTTTTACCCATCGTGAAAGGGAACTCCATGTTGCTCCTGCCATTTTTCTTTTTACTATCTCTTCTTTTGCTTCTTCTGGTATGACGAATGTTGTCATTATACTCTCCTGTGCTAATATTAATCTTTAGGAATCCTCCTATTAGGTGGGTTCCTATGCCCGTTTGGGTCTGGTCTGGGGCTTCTTTTAGTCCCATACTGTTTTTCTACTATTGGAGGGTTTTCCCTCCTACCTTCTATAGATTTTTTATAATGATTTAAAAAAGGCATATTAATTAGTTTATCATCTTTTTTGGTTTTTGACCAGTCTGTTTCCATTTTTTCCATTGATTCATTAAAATTAATACCCCATTTAGAAGGATTTTCTTTAAAATCTTTTATTGCAAGATGATGTAATACGTCTAATTGTTTATCGTGATTTTGTTCAAAGTCATGAATAATTTTCTCTATCTCATCAATATTCTCTATTTCATCACGCCATGAGTCTTCGTCTTCTTCTTGAGTTTCATCATCTAATTCTTTACGCACATCATTAATTAAATCTACTACATAATCACTTAATTGTG